CGCTGCCCTCCGGCGCGCCGGACAAGATCCTTGATCTGATCTTCGAACTCAAAGCCGGCTATCGTCAGAATGCCCGCTTCCTGATGGCGCGGCGCACCGTGGCGGCGATTCGCAAGCTCAAGGATGGCCAGGGCAATTACCTGGTCGACCTACGTTTGCGCGATAACGCCCTGGTCGAATCGATCTTCGGTTTCCCGGTGGTCGACGGCGAAGATATGCCGGCAGTTTCGGCGAACAATATCGGCGCGCTCTTCGGGGACTTCAACGAGGCGTACACAATCGTCGACCGTCTCGGCACGTCGGTGATCCGCGACAACATCACCAAACCCGGCTTCGTAAAATATCACATGCGCCGCCGTGTCGGCGGTGGTGCGGTGAATTTCGAGGCACTCAAGGGCCTGAAGTTCTCCGCGAGCTGAGGCTGATCCATCGGCGGCGGCATTCGTGCCGCCGCCATCCCGGTAATCCTGATGATTTGAAGAGGACATTTCCATGACCCCTCAGCGTGACAATCTCAACTCGATCTTCCCGATCGTGGCTCTCGATCCCGCGGTTTATGCCGCGGACAACACTCCCGGTGCTGTCGATCTGCTTGATTATCATGCAGCGACCTTGCTGCTGAACGTCGGCGTCGGCGGTATCACCTTCAGCGGCACCAACAAGATCGAGTTCGTGCTCACACACAGCGACGATGGCACGACATATGTCAATGTGACGGACGACGATGTGATCAAGGACAGCTATGCACCGGCTAGCATCAGCAACGGCATCGTGCGTTCGTTGACCGCCGCGCATGCCGCAGCCACGATCCAGAAGCTCGGCTACATTGGTGGCAAGCGGTACCTCAAGCTGCTGGCGGACTTCTCCGGCACGCATGGGACCGGCACACCGATCGCTGCGCTCGTAGTGCGGGCCCGCGCCAACATCCGCGGCGCCACCTGATCATCATCTGATCGTCTGAACCCTTGAAGGGCCGTCCATCGGGGCGGCCCTTTTCATTTGAATTCGGGAGACATCCATGGCGTCCGCGACCAAGTTTCAACAATTCGTTGAGCATGCGATGGAGAAGGTGCACAATCTCGGCGCGGACACGCTGAAGGTGCTCCTGACCAACACAGCGCCCAACGCTGCTACCAATACGGTCAAGGCAGATCTGACCGAGATCGCGGCCGGAAACGGCTACACTGCTGGCGGCAATGCCGCATCTACCACCAGCTCGGCGCAGTCCGGGGGTAACTACAAGCTGGTGCTGGCCGATGTCGTGTTCACGGCCGCCGGCGGTGCCATCCCGTCGTTCCGCTATCCGACACTCTATAACGACACGCCGACCAGCCCGGCCGATCCCCTGATCCAATATTGGGATTACGGGTCTTCGATCACGCTGGCCGACGGCGAGAGCTTCACCACCGATTTTGATCCCACCACCGGCGTGTTGCAGGCGGCGTAATGCAGGGATCTTTGGGGCCGTCCACGCTCGACCGCTTCCGTGAATGGCTGGGGCGCGAGCCTCATCCCAGCGCTGCCGGACAGGACATACTTCATCTCCGTGCCCCCCGACACGTTGGCATGCGGTTCGAATGGCACCCCCGGAAGAGGCGGGTTTACCTGATCCGCGTCGGCCAGGTGCCCGAGATCGGCGAGGTTATCGCCTTTGATATCGAGACACACGGCGATGCCATCAACGCCGTCAACATCTTCCTGCGGGGCTTCAACGAAGGCCGTCTGCCCGCCACCCCGAAACTTCACCTCCGAGACTGAAGGAGTTGCCATGAACATCCTCGAAATCAGCGATGACGAAGCCCGCAAGCTGTTCGCCGATCTGACCGAGCAGCGTGAAGCCATCCTTGAGAAATCGGCTCCGCTGCGCGCTGCGCGCGACAAGTTCGCGAACGAAGCGCGCGAAAAGGAGCTCGCTATGAATGCCGAGATCAAGGCCGTCGAGGAAGGGCTTGGCCAGATCGACCGGCAGCGCGGGCGGCTTGTGCGGCTGCTTGCTGGCAAGACCGGCATCGCGGACCCCGCCTGATCCTATCGTGAACCTCGGGAGACATTCCCATGGCATCGGGTAACACGCTGTTGCAGTTCGCGGCGCAGGCTTATGAAGCGCCGGCGTCGAATTATGCGCAGATCGGCACGCGCAACGCGCATACGATCCTCGCATTCGATACGACGACGCAGGAGACCGCCTTCTTTACCGGCGTGATGCCGCGCCATTATGGGGGCGGTGGGCTCACGGTTTACCTGCATTGGATTGCTGCCACCGGGATCGTCACGGGCACGGCCGCTTTCGATGCCGCCTTTGAACGGATGTCTGACGGCGCGACCGATCTCAACTCGGACAGCTTCGCTACCGCGAAGGCGTTCACACCGGCAACGGTGCCTGCGACGTCGGGTGTTATGACGGTCTCCTCGATCGCGTTCAGCAATGCCGAAATCGATGGGATCGTGGCCGGCGACAGCTTCCGGCTGCGCATCCGCCGCGATGTCGCGAACGATAGTGCCGCCGGTGATATCCAGCTGCTCGTCGTCGAGATCAAAGAAACCTGATGGCCTACCAGCTCAACGGCACGAGCGATTATTTCCCGCTGGGATTTACGCCGGTCAACCAATTGCCGCTCACCATGGCGTGCTGGTTCAACCCGGATGACGTCGCGACCAAATATGCCCTGATGGGCCTGGGGGTGAACAGCGGCGGCAATGAGCGGATAAGCCTCATCGCCGATGGCAGCGCCGCGGGTGATCCGGTCGGGGCCGAGGCCCGCAACAGCTCCAGCACCACCGCTACGGCCACCACGTCGACCAGTTTCCAGACCGGAAGCTGGCAGCATGCGGCCGGCGTCTTCACGTCGACCACGAGCCGCCGTGCCTTCCTCAATGGCGGAGGTGCTGCCAGCAACAGCACCTCGATCAGCTTCGCGAGCGCGATCGATCGGCTGCATGTCGGCGCCAGGCTCTCGGTCGGCGTCGCCTCGAACCTGTTCAAGGGCAAGATCGCCGAAGCGGCGATGTGGAATGTGGCGCTGACCGATGATGAGGTTGCCGCGCTGGCGCAGGGGATCTCGCCCAATCTGATTAGGCCGGGAAGCCTGTGGTTCTATGCGCCGCTGGTCAACGGCCTGCAGAATTTGCGCGGCGGCATTCTCAGCTCCGCAGGCTCTCCCACGCTCGCTGATCATATCCCGATCATCCAGCCTCGCCGCCCGTTGATCGGGCAGCCGACGATCGCCCCGTCACTGAGCGCCGGGGCCAGCTCCTTTTCGGTCAGCGGGCAGAATGCGGGGCTCCTTGCCACGCGCCGGCTTGCGGCCGACGCCGCCACCGTGGCCGTTGACGGCCAGGCCGCGAACTTCGCCAGCGGCAAGCGCATCGGCGCCGACGTCGCGTCCTTCTCCATGTTCGCGCAGGATGCGCAGCTCCGCACGGCGCGGGTGCTGCGCGCCGCCAACAGCAATATCGCGCTAGCCGCCCAATCCGCGAACCTCAACAAGGGCTCGCTGGTGGCGCTGCCGACCACTCCCAGCGTGCGTTATCACGCGGCGGTTTCCTCGATCACGCTGGGCGGCGATTCGCGCGTGACGGCGATCACCGACATCATGGCGCTGGCGGACGCCTCCGGAAGCGCGGGCAACGGCCCGAAAGTCGGCACCGATCCGCTCGGCCGCAAATATCTCGATTTCAACTTCGATCCGAACGGAGCGGGCCAGCACTGGCTGACGATCGCCACGACGCTTGCCAATGTCTCGAGCCAGGCCTGCGCGGTGTTCGCGGTCGGCCGGTTCTTCTCGCAGCAGTCGGGCGTCGTCTTCTCGATCGGCCAGAACGGCAATTCGCCGCCCAACACCGGCGGTCCGCTGATGCAGTGCACCGGCCCCGGCGCCGGCTTGCAGCAGCGGCCCTATGCCGGACCGAACACGGCCGGATCGCAATCCACCAAGATCGGCACGCAATTGTGCGTCGTCGGCAGCGCCGGCCGCACCGTCGGCAATGGCGGGGTGCGCGTGTGGATGAACCGCAACGGCCGCTCGCCGAACACACCGGTGGCGTTGACCGCAGGCACCGGCCAGGGCGCGGAGGTCGGCCGCAATTCGAACAGCCCGACCGGCACCTTCCTGAACGCGCACATCTACGAGCTGATCGTCTTCAACTTCAATCTGACCGATTCGCAGGGCGACGCGATCGCGACCGCGCTGGCAGATGGCTGGGGCATCCCCGACATCGTCCATGATGTGGTGGTTGAGGGCGACAGCATCTCGGCTGGCGTCGACGATCGCGGCATTGCCCGCTGGCTGAGCGAGCCAAGCCTCGGCCTTCCCGCCACCACGCGCGTCGTGATGAGCGCGCGGAGCGGCTCCGGTTTCACCAAGTCGACGACGCAAAACCCGACCTATCGCCGCGATCTATCCGGCAGCTGCCTCGATCTTGCGACCTATCGAGTGCCCGGCGACGTGCCGAGCCTGACGATCCAGATCGGCCGCAACGATATCACCAACGATGCGACCGCCGACGCGGCCTACAGCAGCCTGGTCGCCTATCTCAACACCACGACGACGGGCGTGCTGCAGCGCGGCTTCAAGGTCGCGGTCGGCGCGAATATCGCCGAAGGATCGACGCTCGGGATCACCAGTTCCGTGCTCCGCCTGCGCAACAAGATCCTCGATCCGCAGTTCCTGGTCGATTGCAACGCGGGGCCGGGGCAGACCTATTATGGCCGGCTGCGCGTGGCCAACCTGCCCGGCATCACGTCCGGCGCCAAGGGCACCGTCTTCTACGATCTGGCCGATACCACCGATACCGACATCTATCAGTCGGACGGGTTGCATCCATGGGAAGCCGGCGAGCAGCTTGAGGTCTATGGCGGCGATACGCCCACCAACGGCTACAAATATGCGCTGCAGATGCTCGGCGGCACGATGCAGGCGAGCAATAGCACGGTCGCGCTCGCCGGGCAGAATGCGGGGCTTGCCGCAAGCAGGCGCATCGGCGGCGGCGCGGCGATCTTTGCGCTGCCGGGGCAGGCCGCCGGCCTGCTCGCCGCGCGCCGCCTCCAGGCCGGCAACGCCGCCCTGTCGCTCAGCGCGCAGATCGCGGGCCTGCGGCTCGGCCGCGGCATGCCGGCGGCGGCGTCGGCGATCGGCGTCGCTGGCCAGAATGCGACGTTGCGGGCGGGCAGGCTGTTGCGCGCCGGCGTGTCGCTGATCGCGCTTACCGGCCAGGATGCGGCGCTCTCCGCGAACGTGGCTCCGGGCCGATCGCCCGCCCCGCCGAGCCGCAGGCGGCGGGCGCCGAACCTGAGAGCGGAGCGCGCGGCATGATGCAGGTCAAGCCGCTCGCGGCCGAACTCGACTGGCCGATCACATGGGAGCTGGCCGAGGGCGAGACGATCCAGTCCGCCAG